GGCGCGCATGCCGTATATGCGGGAACCGCTGGAAAGCATCAGGGAAGAGGGGTTGCAGCATATTTACTGGTGCTTCGGCACGCAGTCCGGCAAGACGGTTTCGCTGTTGATTGCGGCGGCGTATTTTATTGACAATGACCCTGCGCCCATGTTGTGGGCGTTGCCTACGGAAATTCTTGCCAGGTCGTTTTCACGGGCGCGGCTCCAGCCGCTTATATCCAAGAATGAAGTGCTGGCGCGGCATAAGCGGCGTGACCCTGACGCCTTCACGGCGGCGGAAATGCGCCTGGATTCCATGGAGCTTTACATGGTTGGGGTGTCGGAGCCGGGCAATTTGTCCAGCAGGCCCATTATGCGCTGCGTGATGGACGAGGAAGCGAAGTATAAGCATGAGAATAAGGAAGAAGCGCACCCGGTGGACCTGATTGAAGAGCGCGCGAAGGGATTTCACCGGTATCAGATTCTGCATGCGTCCACGCCTTCTTCTGAAGATTCTTATTTCTGGCAGAATTTTATTACCACGGACATGCGGAAGTTTTATGTGCCGTGTCCGCGCTGCGGGGAAATGATGCCCCTGGAGTTTAGCCGGAATACGGTGCAATGGGAAAGGCGGGAGGATCTGGAAGGGGATGCGCTGGCGGATTGGGTGCAGGATCATACGTTTTACGTGTGCCCGCATTGCGAGGGCCGGGTGGAGGATTGGGAGAAGATTGGGATGATGGAAAAGGGGGAGTGGCGGCCGACGAATCCGAACGCCTCCCGCGCGCGGCGGGGGTATCACCTGAATTCCCTTTATTCCCCGTTTGTGACATGGGGGCAGATGGCGCGGAAGTTCATTGTGGCTCAAAATGACCTGTTCCGGCAGGTGGCCCTGCACAATTTCCGGAACGGCTGGGAGGCGTTGCCGTTTACGCAGTATGAAATCAAGGTGGGGGATGACAGCGTGCGGGGGCTGCGCGGGGTGTGCCGGCGCGGAGAGTTGCCGCGGCATTATTATTATCTGGTCGTGTCCTATGACCCCGGCCAGAATCAAACTCATTGGGTGGCGCAGGCGATAGGGCGCGGCGGGGAAACATGGGTGGTTGATTGGGGGACCCTGCTGGGCATCAGCACGACGGACGCGACGCCGGGCATAGGGGCCCATTTTGAAAGCCTGGAGTGGGGCGGGGTGCGTCCGGATTTTGGGCTGATTGATTCCGGGGATTGGGCGCAGAAGGTTTATGACGAGTGCTATAAGTATTACGGCAAGCTATGGCCTACGAAGGGGAGCGGCGCAAATTTCGGGAGCTGGAATGTGAGTGAAGTGAAGTCGCATCCGGGGCTGGAGCTTTATTTGTACGTGGACCGCACCGCCAAAATGGAGCTTTACGCGGGGCGCATCCAGAAAGGGGCGGCTCCGGCCCTGCATTTGCCGGAAGATGCGGATCAGGATTTGCTGGCCGGATTGTCCGGGCAGCAGCTTGAGAAGCCAAGGGGCGGCGGCCTGGCGCAATGGCGGAAGCTGCCGAATGACCATTATGGAGACTGCGTAAAAATCGGGCAGGTGTCCTGGTGGGTGCGGCGCGGGGATTTTTACGCGGAAGAAATGAACGCGATTGAAGAAAGGAAGCAGAATGAAGGAGTACCGGAAGAATGACGTGCTGGATAAGCTGAAGGCGGCTTTGGAAGCAGGGCTGTATAAGGCGCGGTTGCTGAAAAAGCATGGGCTGCCTCCGGATACGCCGGCGCGGCTGTTGGAGGGGGAATGGCTGCACCCTGAATGCGCGGGGCTGAATGCGGCGTGGAAAGATTTTTGGGACAAGCGGCAGGCGTTTTTCTGGACGTTGAAACAGTACCACGCGGAGCGGGGCCGGGAGGTTCCGGAATTGGTGAAGGTTCTTTTTGATGCGTTCGTAGAACGGTTGTCGCTGGCGTTTGATGAAGAGGCGTTGAGGTCGGCTTTTCAGGATGTGCTGGAACAGGTGGAGCAGTCTGTTACGGATGATGTGCAGATGGAGTTTAATTTTTAAAGAATGTTATTCTCCGTTTTCTTTGAGCTCTTTTAAAAAATCTTCGTGTTTAGGGGATATTATATCAAATTTTATAGGATGTATTTCAGCCTTGTGTATAGGTATCATTTTATCTCTTAAACATTCATGGGTGAGCCCATTGATTCTTTTTTGGGTCGTATCAGGAGATTCATTGCATTTTAATCCTAATATAACGCTTTTTATATACTCATTGAATCCTCCCACGAATATTAAATTGTTTTCTGCTTCTGTAGGAAATGGTTTCGGAATAATAATACGTTGTTCCTGTTCATATTCCCAGGATTTATCTTTAGTAATAAAAACAGGATCTATTGCGAATTCTTCTTGGTTCCCGAATTTATTATACACTGATGAAATTTCATTTAATCCGAAACGTTTTTCTAAATAGAGAACATCCCATAGTATAGTATGATTAGTTGTTTCTTGTGTTATTATAGTATGATTAATTGTTTCTTGTGTTATTGGAAAAAAGGATTTTCCTTCATGCTCTACAAGCAATTTTCTATATGTATAGATAGGAAATTCTGGAACCCCCAAGTTTCTTTCACAACTATTTTGTTCCGGGAGAGCAGGGAATCTGAAATGCACGCAACATCCTTTATGGTTATCAGCATAGTGTGCCCACATGGAGGGGGGGTTATAGGTTTTGGTAAAACTCAGGAAGCCGTTTTCCTTACGCAAATAATTGCTATCGAAAGAGGTATCCCCGTCTTCTGAAATTGTTGGCGAGGCTGGCGTCAATTCGAATGGATCATTGCATTTTTCTGGGTCAAGGAGTTTAAGACGCCTATTTTCCAATGTTTTAATCATGTTCTCATAGGTCATGAAGATATAGGCATTAATGAATTCTTTATTCTCTTCCGTCATGGGAATATATGGAAAGATATGTGAGAAAGGAAGTCAATGACATTCGGGAGTTGTGGCGGATGATAGCGGGTTTTGAAAAAGCTCCTGAAGGGTATGAATCCCATTGTACAGGCTTATGTGGAAAATTATGATTTGCCGGATTTGCAGGGAATGCTGCGGGAAAAGCTGGCGATTCTGGAAGGGCGCAAGGAAATAACCGGGGCGTCCACAGGCGGCGGAACGTCCTACACCGCGCAGGAGACCATGAATTTAAAGGATCATATAGCCTGCTTGCAGGAGGCGATCACGGTCAAGAAGATGGAGGAAGGGGATTTTTCCGGCCTGGCCGCCGCGGATGACGGAGTGCGGGAAGTGCGGTTTGACCATACCATAACACGTTTTTGACCATGGGCAGGAACAGAAGGAAGGTGTATGCCGGGGCGCGCCGCGGTCATGGCGCGCGGGTGAAGATGAACCGGGAACCGGAAACGGTGCGGAGGGAGATGTGGGGAGGGTATGCGGCCGCGTTGCAGTTCGGGGGCTCCAGCGTGTTGTACTGGCCGACGCTGGACAGCCGGTTTGAAGTGGATTCCTGGACGCTGGACCGGGTTTGGCGGAATGCGCGGAATCTGGAAGCGAATTCCGGGCTTGCCGGGAAGGCCGTGGCGGATGTGGTGGAGTTGCTGGGCTGGCTGGTGCCCCATGCCAGCACGGCGGATGAAGACTGGAATCATGAGGCGGACCAGATTTTTATGAATCGGGCCGTGAATCCGGAATTGTTTGACGCCCGCGGAGAGCTGAATTTTTTTACGGCGCAGATATGGAGCGAGCGGCAGCGCGTGATTGACGGCGATATGCTGACGGTACTGACCAGCGGGCCGGATGACGGCGGGGCGTTCGCGTTTTACGAGGCTCCGCAAGTGCAATCTCCGGCTGATGGGGGGAAGGCGTGGAATTGCGGCGTGATGCGGGATAAAAACGGGAGGACGGCGGCCTATGGGCTGCGGCATCCGGACAAGGGGGAGGTGACGGTGATTCCGGCCCGTGATGCTATTTTGTACCGGCACAACATGGGCGGCGGAAAGCCGCGCGGCCTGTCCGATTTGCACCGCGCTATCCGGAATTTGCATGATGAGGCGGATATTGTGGGGTATGTCAAGCAGTCTGCCAAGCTGGCCGCCTCCGTTGGGCTGGTGGAAACGGGGGGCGCGGAGAAACGGCCGGGCATGGGGACCGTGGGCAAGGTGTCCGTGGGGCCGGACGGGCGCAGGGTGGAGCAGGTGTTAGGGGGGCCTACTGTCCACCAGCTTCCGCCCGGCCGGGATTTGAAGGTGCTGACGGATAACAGACCGTCTCCTAATGTGATGGCGTTGCTGAAGCATTTGATGGATGAAGTTGCCTATGGTATCGGGCTTTCCCCTGCGTTGCTGTGGGAGCCTGACAAGCTGGGAAGCGGCGGCATCCGGTTTGTGATGCAGAAGCTGAAGCGTTGGCTGAAAATCAGGCATGCCTACAGGCAAATGTGGTGCGTGCGGGTGTGGCGTTTCATGCTGGCGCGGGAAATGGCCCTGGGGCGGCTGCGCTTGTGCAGGGATCCGCATTGGGTGCGGTGCCTGTGGACGCCCATGAGCGACATGACTATTGACCTGGGCCGGGAAGGGAATCTGATGATTAACCTGGTGGATTCCGCGCTGGCGGATCAGGATGGCTGGTGCCTTGCCAATTACGGATGCACGTTTGAGGAAATCGTGAAGAATAAGATACGGAATCTGAAGATGGCTAAAGAAGCCTGCGCCCGGAACGGACTGACCCTGCAAGAGGTGATTCCGGGAGCGAACCGCGGCGGGGTAGCCGCGGCGGCGGAGAAACCGGAAGATGAAGAGCCGGGAACGGGCGGCGGGGAAGAGGAAGATGGCTTGCATCCCCATGAATAGCAATTTTGAAAAAGCTCCTGAAGGGTACAGAACAGTAATAAGTGATGAATAAGATTGTTTTTGCGCAGATGGCGGCACGGCTGGAAGGCGGTGCCGGTGAACAGAAAAAAACGGGCATGCTTGCCTTTTCCCGCATCATGGAGGCGGAAGAGAAGGTAGGGGTGGCTACCATATCCGGTTATATCGGTTACGGCAATGCCACGGTTGACGAATTTACGAAGCACCTTGAAGAGTTGAAGGCGGAGGGGTGCACGAAGTTTGAAGTCATCCTGAATTCCATGGGCGGCAATTTGTTTGAGGCGTCCGGGATTTACGACATTATCAAGGGGTGCGGGATGGAGGTGACGGCCAAAATTTACGGGGTAGCCGCTTCCGCCGCGACGCTGATTGCCTGTGCGGCGGGCCGTGTGCTGATTTCGGAAAATTCCCGTTATATGGTCCACCGGGCGCGCGGGTGCGCGGTGGGGACGGTGGAAGAGATTGAGGCTTACGCGGCGGATCTGAAGGACGCGGAAGGGCAAGTGACAGGCATTTACGCGGAGCGTACCGGAAAGAGCCCGGAAGACGTGCTGGCCGTGCTGAACGCGGAAACGTGGATGAACGCGGAAACGGCCGTGAAGGAAGGCTGGTGTGACGAGGTTATTTCTCCGTCCGCTGCGGAGTCCGGCCAAAAGGAAACGGCCGCGCCGGGGAAAGAAGAGGACGGCGGCGGGGAAGAGGGAGACCCTGACGAAGAAGAGAAGGGCGGGCCGCCGCAGAATTACACGGTATTGCGCCGCATGATGGCCGCCGTGGG